AAGTTTTATAATTGGTTCCTGTAAATTTGTTATACCATTACCTATCCTATGGATAAATCCTGGTGTTCCACTTACCTCACCTTCTATTGTATTCACATAAGAAAGTGATTCCGCATACTCTTTTACAGCAAGTGGATTTTCAAAAAAATTGTGTACTACAACTATCCTGTTATCTGACCTACCTATTTTCTTTTCTCTAATAGTCCAATAGTTTGGATTTAATGAAAAGATTTTACTAGGATCAATCGTTTCCATTACCAAAGTATGCTTTATAATAACCAACAAGACCATTAGTGGTTACTTGTTTTTGACACCATTCATTAGCACATTCATAGATTGCTCTATTTGGATAATCATCATAAGTCTCTTCTCCAAAATGACTCATGAGTATCTTCAGAGCTTGAGCTCGAAGTTTCATTTTTGCAGTACTGTATCTGAAGTCGGTTTCTTGTATCATTACATGTAGTATTCTTCTAGGACATCTAAAGATTTATCTAAGTACTTTTCAGCACCTACACATTCCCACTCACCCATTTCTCCTCTATCACATTTGTCTTTTAACTCGTGCTTTAGACGGATCAACTTGTGAGTCATTGTAACCTTGTCTAATCTACCGTTCATGTGTCGAACCTATAGTTACTATTATAGCATACTATATTTAATAAAAAAAGGGGAGCCGAAGCTCCCCTTTAATGTTGATATCGTAACCGAAATTACATTAGGTTCGCAACACGAACTCTTCTGTAGTACTGGTTCCTTGCGTGAGTTAGTGCCTCAGCGTCAGGAGTACCATTAGCAGCTACAACGAATGGGTTAGCAACCATACCGTATCTAGTCTTGAAGCCAATCTTGGGCTGGAAGGTAGATGGGTCAATGCTTCTGAGCATTTGTAGGGGAACATAAGGACAATAGAACAGTCCAGCATCATAAGGTGAAGAACCCTTATAACCTACAACATAGTAGTGTGTTCCAGAAACGTTAGCAGAGTAAGGATCAACATAGACCTTAATGCGTCCGTTCATTGTACCTACAAGTAGGTTTCCAGTGTCATCTACATCTCCAACGGAAGGACCGCCAGCACCTGTTAGACCTGAAGAGTAGTCAAGAGTACCACTCATAGCAAGAGCAGAAGCAACATCAGCAGATGTTAGGATAAAGTTACCCTTTCCTCTACGAGTTTGCTGTGCGATTGCGTTGGCATCTCTCTCAACTTGGAACATAAGTCCCTTGAATTTTTCAACTGACCATCTTCCGTTTGAGTCAACGTCTAGGTCAAATACACCTGCGTTAGCAACATTGTTCTGAGCACCAGACTTAGCGACTGTATATACTGTACGAACAACTTCACGGTTGATTTCTGCAAGGATCTCACTAGACAATAGGTTAGCGAGTTCTTGCTCTGCATCAAGACCATGAATTGCCTTCAAGTCTTGTGCTAGTTCTAGAGTGTATTCTGCTTTCAAAGCACGAGTCTTTGCAGTAACAGAAGTCTTCTCTATACTGAAGCTCATCTCGTTGAATAAGGTTGAACCTGATCCTAGAGTTTCAGCGTCTTCACGAGCAATTCCAGTTTCTCCACGCTCATAGTTTCCAGTAGTTGTACCACCACCAGAAGTGTCGTTAAGAAGACCTGGGTTAGCGTCTGTAGCACCACCGTCACCACGAGGATGAGTGTCGTTACCACCAGAAGCATTAGTCTGGTTGTAAGCAGCGGGACCAGCGGATGAAGCAGAGAAGCTTGAGTCTGCTTCGTTGTATAGAGCTTCTGGACCTGCACGAAGTGCTGAACCTTGCTCTTGGTAATGGGACTTCATTGCGAAGATTAGTCCAGTAGGACCACTCATCGGTTGAACTCCGCAGATGTCGTATGCAACGAGGTTAGGCATAGCACGGCGGATCAAGCTGATCATTACAGGGTCGAAACCTGCTAGACCACCAGTCTTAGTATCAAGACCAGATCCAGATAGTGCATTATTACCTATAGCACCTACAGTGTTAGAAGCCTCATTAATCATACCACGCTCTTCGCGTAGTTGATTTTCTGTATTTTCTAAAAGAACAGCGGTAACAGCCTTTCTATAATTGTCTTTGATGGCTCCTGAGCCCTCATGACCTAGAACAGGATCCCACTTTTCTGTTAGAGCTTTAGCGTTAAACATTTTTCTAACTTTAAGTTTAGGGTTAATAATTATGAATTCCAGCGATTCATAGCATCAAGGTAGCTTGCCATTGCTGGATTAACTTCCTTATCTGATGCTCCTTCTACTGGAGTCTCATTTGCAATCTCACTAGGAGTTGCGGTTGCTTCCTTAGTGAAGTAACTCTCTTTGATAGTCGTAACTTTCTTAGAGAAGTCCTCTTCGGAAACGAACTCAACTGCTTCAGCGAGCTTGCTGAGTTTGTCCTTCTGAGTATCTGCTAGTCCTTCTGAAACAGTGTTCAGAATATTTGTTTTTGCAGTCTCATTTAGACGGGATTGTAGTTTCACATTAGCTTTGACCTGTTCGTCAAGGCGACCTTCCATCTCACGAATTTGATCAGCCATACTTTCTACCACTTCAACTTTGTCTTCTGGGATAGAAATGTAGTGCTCCTCAAAGAGATTCTTCAGACCTGCAATGAAGTCTTCTGTAATCTCATTCTTTATACCACGATCAACGGCTAACTGATTCTCTTCGAGCCATTGTCTCACGGCGTAGTTAACTGTGCCATTAACATCTTCAGAGAGATCTTTAATACCTACGGCGATCTTCTCTTCTGTTTCTTTGGCAAAGTGTTCTACAAGCTTGTTATACTCTTCCTGAAGTTTTGCTTTAACAGCAGCCTCGAAAATTGTTTTTGCTTTCTCGGCAAACTCTTCAGTGAGTTCTGTTCCCTCTAATAGGGCTTTGATGTCATCGGAAACATCCAATTCAAATCCTGCATGAATAGGATATGTAACTGCACCACCAACTCCAGTTCCGTATGCTACTTCAGCACCAACTGTAGGTTGTGTACCCTGATCTCCAGCATCATTGATGCTACCAGTCTGAGCAGATCCATCACTTTGTGCTGCCTTATCTCCAACAGGAGCAGCTGCCTTAGCACCTGGATTCTCTTCTCCATCTTCATCGTGCTCATTAGGAGTCGTAGAAGATCCACCCAAGTCAGTTATTGACTGACCACTTGGAGCTGCGGATGGTGAGACGGTTGGTTGTGTGCCTTGATCGCCAGCCGCTGTAGAATTAGCAGTCTGTGCGTCAGAAACTTGTGAAGGATCGCTGCCTGTACCAGGAATAACAGTTGCTTGAACGGTAGGCATTGCATCCTGTGCGTTTTCAACAACTATTTCCTTTTCAGCGGCTAACTTCGCAAACTTTTCGTTAAGCATATCTGACATTTTGAGTTCCCTCGTAGTTTCCGTATAATGTTATTACTAGATTTATTTATTAAATCAAAGTTTTGAAAGGAAGTCATTAAAGACTTGAAGTGTCCTTTCTTCGAGCTTTCCACGACTTGCCGCGTCCATAGCTCCCTTGTATTTAGCAACTTCGGTCTCTTTTAAAATACCGTTGTCCCAAACCCACTCTTTACCTTCCATGATTCCATTGACAAATGCATCAGGTGCGGAAGGATCTGCCACTATATCAGCAGCAGTAGTCAACATGAAGTCATCTTTTACCACAGAAACATCTTCCATTTTATCGATGCTTCCCATACCTCTAGACGAAACTCCTAGCTGAACTCCCTCTCCTAAAAGAGATTTAGCAATCTTACCCATAGGTGTATCAAGGATCTGTGCCTTACCTATAAAGTTATTGCCTTCGGTGCGGAGTTCTGTAATTCTGTGAGAGACTCTATCCAAATTAATGGTAGGTCCATCTGGATGACCAAGTTCACCTAAAGCCCTTCTAGACTTTACATACTCTTCATTGTATCTTTGTACTTCTCTGTTTAGAGTTTCAAAAGGATACTTACGACCATTGCGATTAACGATCTCAGATTGCAAAAATACCCCTTCGATATAAAGGACTTTCTTACCATCTTTCTCCTCAGTGAGGAGTTTAATATCTTCAATCTGTTCCGTTATCAGTTTCATTTTTCTCTGGCTCGGTTGGTTTATCAAACATAGATTTTGCTACAACCTCTTTGTATTTGGCCATAGCATCCGCTGAGTTTGCGAATAATAAATCATGTATATCATCAATAGCAGACGCTCTATCGTTATCTCTAATCTTGTTAACGATATCTACAGTGCCTACTTCTATAGTAGGTTCTTCAACTTTTTCTGTCATAATAAGAGTTCAATATATTTTATTTAGTATTACTGGTAGGTTTAGGTTGAGACTTAGATAATTTTACATCCTTTTTATGCTGATCATCAGCTCTATCTTGCTCATGCCCTGCTTCTATTGAAGCTTGTTCTGCGTCAATTTCTGGAGCGAATGCCATATTCTGACGATCCATTGTATCAAATTGAGTGACATTAACTGGATCCATTAGAAGACCTTGACTAACCTCAGAGTTAATCTGCTTGGTAATATCCTTATACTCTTGATCTTTCTGGTTCAATATATTTTTACGGACATATTCAATAGAATAATACTTACCAACAAACGGATCCATTTGAGTGACTGCTTGCATACGAGCATTCATCATCTCAATTTCTTTTAACTCATTGAAATGATTATCAAAGAGATAGTCATATTGGACATGCTCCTTCATCTCATCCCAATCTTCAGGAGTGATTACTCCTTTGAGTATGAGTTGTGTCTTGACAAGATCTTGAAAGAGTTCGCTAAATCTTTTACGTAACCTTCCAATGAACTTAGTAAACTTAAGTTCGTCACGGAGGACTTCTGTGGTTTTACCAAGGTTGAATCCTTTGTTATCGTCTGTGAGCCTTGAAGGAGGAAGATTGAGAGAATTATAAAGCT